ATACAGCGCAGGGCGAGAAGTCTGCCGGTGAGGCCAGTTTCAATCTGGCCTGGAAACCGGGTGAGTCAGGGCAGCAGACGCTGGTGGACTGGTTCTACAGCGGTGATGTTCGCGCCTACAAAATCAAATACCCGAACGGGACGATCGATGTCTTTAAGGGCTGGGTCAGCGGCCTCGGTAAAACCATCCCGGCGAAAGAGGTCATCACCCGTAGCGTGAAGATCAGTAACAACGGTAAGCCATCACTGGCTGAAGAAAGCCGCACACCCTCCGTGGCAGTCACCGGGGTGACACTCGATAAATCCACCCTGGCGGTTGCCGTGGGTGCCAAAAACACAGTTACTGTCACGGTTACGCCTGCCGGTGCTACTGACAAAACCTTCCGTGCATCCTCCTCTGATCCGGCTAAAGCCACTGTAACCGCCAGCGGCAATGTACTGACCGTGACGGGTGTTGCTGCAGGCACTGTTCAGATTGTCGTGATGATGAACGATGGTCTGAAAGTCGCGATCTGCACAGTCACCGTTTCCTGACCGGCGGGGCGCTGGCCCCGTCATTTTTAATGGAGTCTTCCATGAATTTTCTGAAATCAGAGCCGTTTATCTTCAACGGTAACACCATCGAATTGTTTGAGCTGTCCGCGCTGCAACGTATCGAGCATTTGCAGTATCTGGCACTGGACGAGAAATCCCTGCCAAAAGATGAAGAAGATGAGGGTTATCTTCCGTTACGGGTTGCCAGCAATATCCGGCGCGGTGCCCGTCTGATCGCAATGTCACTGTGGCAGGGAGATACCTCAAAGCATGTTGATGCTCTGCAGGATGAGGTTTTATCCGGCTGGTCGCCAGCGATGATTGGTGCCGGGGAACAGTTTGTTAAAAAGCTCTCTGACATGCTCCCGCTTCATGATCCCGAGCAGGCCAGCGGCGAGGAAAATACAGACCACGCTGTCGGGGAAGAGGAAGTGAGCGCGGAAAAGCGTTAGCCGGTGAGCTGAGTTTTGTAATGAAACTGGCGCGGGAGTTCCGGCGCCCGGACTGGCGCGCGATGCTTGCCGGCATGTCTTCGACTGAGCTGGCTGAGTGGGGGCGATATTATCAGCAGCAGTATTTTGAAAACGATTTGCTGGATGCTCACTTCTCCCGGCTCAGTCATCTGGTGGTTTCTGTGATGTGGCCGGAGACTGAGCAAACCCCGCTTAATTTCAGCCTTCTGAACCCGCCTGAGCTGGAAACCTTACCGATGGATGACGATGTGATGATGTCTGTGGCGGAAAGCCTGGGAGGAGTGCGCTATGGCACAGTCAGTAGGTGATCTGGTCGTTAACCTTGACGTTAATTCGGCCAAATTTACCGAACAGGTTACTTATGTAAATAAGCAACTGAAAGGAACGGGTAAAGCGGCCAATGATGCTGCCCTTCAGGTTCAGCAGGCATTTTCGAAGCAGGAACTGGCCGCAAAGCGAGCCGGAATTTCTGTAGGCCAATACAGTGCCGCGATGCGAACCCTGCCAGCTCAGTTTACTGACATTGCGACACAGCTGGCCGGAGGGCAAAGCCCCTGGCTGATCATGCTCCAGCAGGGCGGACAGATTAAAGACCAGTTTGGTGGTCTCCGGCCTATGTTCAGCGCTTTGCTGGGAACGATCTCGCCTACGATGCTCGGAGTCGGGGCACTTGCCGCTGGCACCGCGGCACTGATGTATTCTTATTATCAGGGATCGAGCACGCTCTCTGAATTTAATAAAACGCTGACCCTGACCGGTAATACAGCAGGTCTCACTGCTGTTCGCATGCAGACCATTGCCGCTGCCGGAGAGAAAGCGGGTCTTACATTTAACCAGACCAGCCAGGCGCTGACCGCGCTTGTAACTGCAGGCGTACGCGCGGGTGCTAACTTCGAAGAGCTTGCGATCTCGGTTGCGAAATTCACGGATGCATCCGGTCTGCCGGTAGATAAGGTGGCTGAAACATTTGGGCGCCTGGCCAATGATCCGGCGTCAGGGCTGCTGGCGATGGCGCAGCAGTTTCACAATGTCACGGCTGAGCAGATTGAATATGTTGCTGCTCTGCAGCGCGCAGGAAATGAAGCAGGAGCCCTGCAGGCGGCAAACGAAGCAGCAACCGCCGGGTTCGACAAGCAGACTGCCAGTATTCGTGACAACATGGGTACGATCGAATCCGCCGCAGATTCCCTTAAAAAAGCGTTCAAATCCATGTGGGATGCGGCACTGGATATCGGCAGGCCGGACACCTCTCAGGAAATGCTGAGCAAGGCAGAGGCGGCCTTTAAGCGGGCGGATGAAATCTGGAATTTGCGTAAGGGTGATCGTTATGTCAACGATGACGCGCGCGCCCGCTTCTGGAATGACCGTGAGACTGCCCGCCAGGCGCTGGACATGGCTCAGCAGCAGGCCCGCAACTCACAACTCGCCCAGGAAAACGCAACCCGTGAGGCAGGACTCGAAGCCGATCGCCTCAAGTACGCACAACAGGCTCAGGCAAATTACAGTAAAACGCAGACGGCTCTGGAGAAGTACACCGCTCGCCAGAGCGAGCTGAACAAAGCGCTGAAAGAGGGGCGGATCCTCCAGGCTGATTACAACATCAACCTGGCTGCGGCGAAAAAGGAATACGACGACTCGCTGAAGAAGCCGACGAAAATCAGGACGCCGGGCGGAACGAAACTTACCGACAATACCAGCGCTCAGACCCTCGAGTTGCAAACCCAGCTGGAGGTATTACGCCAGCACTCTGTAATCAACGACAGGATCAGCCAGCAGCGCCAGCAGCTATGGAAAGAGCAGGCCAGATTTACGGTTCTTGAGCAGGCCGCCAAAACCCGCAACTTAACAGACGATGAAAAATCCCTCCTCGCAAGTAAGGACAAGGTCCTCGCACAGGCGGAAATTAATGCCAGGCTTGGCGATCAGATCGTCACCCAGGAGCGTCTCAATCGCCTGCAGGATACCTCCCAGAAATATGTCACTCAGATGAGTGAGAAAACGCAGGCGCTGGCTGACAGTGCCGGTATGAGCAGCCGTCAAACTCAGCGTCGACTCGAGGAAGCGCAGCTACTGCAGGGCTGGAAAAATGCCGGAGGCAATGAGGGCGATCGGCAGTACCAGAACGAGCTGGATGCGCTCAGGAATTATTATGGTGAGCAGGATGCCCTCCGGCAGAACTGGCAGGCTGGCGCCAAAACAGCCTGGGCTGACTATGTTGACTCTGCTGACGATGCTTACGGGCAGGTTAAATCGCTGGCTGCCGCCACGTTTGATGGCATCGGCCAGACCATGGCCGACATGCTGACGACCGGGAAAGGCAAATGGTCTGATTTCACAAAATCCATTCTGTCGATGATGACGCAGATCCTCGTGAAGCAGGCCATGGTCGGGTTGGTTGACTCAGCCACAACAGCGCTTGGATTTGCTGCTGGCGGATTTACGGGTTACGGCGGCAAAAATGACCCGGCTGGCGTTGTCCACCGGGGGGAGTTTGTCTTCACCAAAGAAGCTACCAGCCGGATCGGCGTGGGAAACTTGTATAGCCTGATGCGGGGATATGCCAGTGGCGGCCTTGTCGGAGGTGGTAAGGGCATTGCCACGCCTCTGGGGGTGAGTGTTTATGCTCCAGTGACAGTTACCCCGCCTCAGCAGGGCTCAGAAGCAAACCAGTCAAATAATGGCGCAACCGCGAGGGCTTACCAGCAGGTGGTTGACCGATCCATCCGGGAAGGGATCGCCCGGGAAAGCGAACCTGGCGGAATCATCTGGAATCTGAACAACGGGAGGCGCTAATGGCTATCGAGAAATTCCCCTGGCCCATTCAGTCGGCCAGTCAGCCTACCACGAAAAGCAAAGACACCATCCGGAAAGCCCAGTTTGGTGACGGGTACACGCAGGTCAGCGGATCGGGAATCAATGACGAGACGTTAACCTATGAATACTCCTTTACCGGCAGACCGGATAAAGGGCTGCAGATTTACGCTTTCCTCAGGCGTCACAAGACGAAGGCCTTTTCCTTTCAGCCCCCGTTCGGTGAACTGGCGCTGTGGCGCGTTGAAGCTGACAGTCTGCAAAAAGTAGTGAAGGGCAAAACCATAATGTACATCTCTGCCACTTTTGAACAGGCCTTTGCACCATGAGTCTTAATAACGATTATCAGAAGCTGGAACCCGGTAATGAAGTCCGTCTTTTTGAAGTCGACGGTACCGGGTTTGGCGTCTCAGATGTTATGCGTTTTCACGCTCACAATATTGCCCACACGCCAGGGGAGATCGAGTCAGCAGGCGGAGATGAAGCGAAACTGCCCGCAAAATCCATCTGGTGGCAGGGTCAGGAATATAAAGCCTGGCCCTGCCAGATTTCCGGTATAGAAGCGTCCACAAGTGGTGGCAACGCCAAGCCTAAGCTGTCCATCGCTAATCTGGATAGCTCTGTCACCGCGCTGTGCCTGGCATACGACGATTTGTTGCAGGCGAAGGTGACGATTCATGACACGCTGGCGCATTACCTGGATGCAAAAAACTTCACCGGCGGCAATACAACAGCCGATCCGACACAGGAAAAGCTGAAAGTTTTCTATATAGATGCAAAGAGCAGTGAAACCAATGAGGTGGTTGAGTTCACGCTTTCCAGTCCGATGGATCTGCAGGGCCTGATGATACCGACGCGGCAACTTCATTCCCTGTGCACCTGGTGCATTCGCAACAAATACCGCACCGGTGATGGCTGCGATTACGCCGGAACGCGCTATTTCGACAAAAACAACAATCCGGTCAGTGATCCTTCTCTGGACGAATGCAACGGCACTCTGTCTGCCTGCAAACTTCGGTTCGGAGAAAATAACGAACTCTCATTCGGTGGGTTCCCGGGTACGTCATTGATCAGGAGTTAGCATGCGTAAAAAGATCGTCACGGCTATCATGGCGCACGCTGCGCAGGAGTATCCGCGCGAGTGCTGCGGCGTGGTCGCGCAGAAGAGCCGGGTAGAGCGGTATTTCCCCTGCCGCAATCTGGCCTCTACTCCAGAGGACAACTTTGTCCTTTGCCCCGAGGACTACGCCGCCGCCGAAGAATGGGGCCCGGTGACCGCTATCGTACACAGCCACCCCGATGCAACCACCCAGCCGAGTGAAATGGACAAAGCGCAGTGTGACCTCAACGGGCTACCCTGGCACATCGTCAGCTGGCCGGAAGGTGACTTACGGACCATCTTGCCCCGGGGAGAGATCCCACTCATCGAGCGGCCTTTCGTCCTGGGTGTGTACGACTGCTGGGGCCTGGTGATGAGTTATTTCCGGCAGACGCACGGGATCGAGCTGCATGACTACCGGGTAGATTATCCCTGGTGGGAAGACGAGTACCCGGATAATTTCTATCAGGAATGCTGGTACGAATGTGGGTTCCGTGAGTTTGACGGTGCGCCGCAGCCTGGTGATATGTTGATCATGCAGGTTCAGGCCAATAAATGGAATCACGCTGGCGTCCTGCTGGAAGGCAATATGCTGCTGCACCATCTTTATGGACACCTGAGCCAGCGCGTTCCATATGGAGGCTATTGGCAGGAACGGACAATGAAGGTTCTGCGTTACAAATCTCTATGCTAACCTTTCGAAAAACGAAAGGAGATAGGGATATGAAAAAGGCTTTGCTGCTTCTATTCGCTTTAGGCATTGCTGGCTGTTCAACCACGGCGGTTAATTCTAATACTGCCAGGCAGGTATCATCGGAACGTGTCATGCTGCAGGGGGCTGGTGACTCATTAATAACCATTACACGTGATAAAGGATGGTTTGCTGGTGGTGGGTGCTTTGTCGAAGTAACTATTGATGGAAAATCCTATGCAAGAATTGATACGGGTGAAACGATCGACATTAAGGTTAGTCCCGGTCGCCACATTCTAGGGATATCCGGTGATTCAAAAGGCAAAGGATTATGCGGTATGCAGGTTGGGCAGCCGATCAAAGAGACTGCTACACAACTAAGCACTGGTGAACATCAAAAATTCCGCATTACCGGGGATACTAATTCCGGCCTAGATATTAGACCATCAACTATATAGCTCTGATGATTAAATAAATAGCCACCATTTGGTGGCTTTTTTATTGGAGAAAATATGCAGCAAGAGATAATGACCCAAATTGAGTTAGGCGGAATCCTTGGGAAAACATTTGGTAAAACACATCACCGGTTAATTAGCTCTACCAAAGAGGCCTGCCGGGCGTTAGCTGTAACCGTGAAAGGATTTGAAGCTTTCATGAATTCCAGTAGGCAGCGTGGCCTGACATATGCAGTTTTTCGCGGAAAGAAAAATATAAGGGAAGACGATCTTGATTTTCCGGTGACAGGTGAGGTGATAAGGATTGTGCCTGTAGTTATTGGCAGTAAAAAGGCCGGGCTGTTACAAACTATATTAGGCGCCGCCCTTGTCGTGGCTGGCTATGCGCTATCTGGATTTACTGGCGGTGCAAGCATGTCGCTGGTCGCACCAGGTGTCGCTTTAGTAGCTGGAGGTGTTGTCCAGATGCTTTCCCCTCAGCCTACAGGTTTAGCCAGTAAACAGGATGCCGATAACCGGGCCTCTTATGCGTTCGGCGGCGTAACGAACACCGCTGCACAGGGGTATCCTGTTCCGCTGCTTTACGGACGTCGGCGCATCGGCGGCGCGATCATCTCTGCAGGCATTTACGTCGAAGATCAGCAGTAACAATAATCCTTTCATTCAGGCCACCTCAGGGTGGCTTTTTTTATGGGCGCAATATGGTAAACGCAACCGCTATCAGGGGCCGCAAAGGCGGTGGCTCTAAATCACGCACACCCACCGAACAACCCGATGATCTCCAGTCTGTAGCGAAGGCCAAAATTTTGATAGCTCTGGGTGAGGGAGAGTTCTCTGGCCAGCCCACCGGTAAAAATATTTATCTGGATGGTACCGCGCTGGAGAACGCAGACGGATCGCCAAACTTTAGCGGGGTGGTGTGGGAGTTTCGCCCGGGTAACCAGGCACAGAGCTATATCCAGGGCATACCGGGTACAGAAAACGAAATCACCGTCGGTACCGAAGTATCAAGTGCCACCGCCTGGACGCGAACGTTTACCAATACCCAGCTCTCGGCGGTTCGTCTGCGCCTGAAATGGCCCTCGCTGTTCAAACAGGAGAATGACGGCGATCTGGTCGGTAACTCGGTTAGCTATGCGATTGACCTGCAGACCGATGGAGGAGCCTGGCAGACGGTGCTGAATACCAGCGTGACCGGTAAAACCACATCCGGCTATGAGCGCAGCCACCGTATCGATCTGCCTCAGGCGGGCAGCACCTGGACTATTCGCCTGCGCAAGCTTACCGCTGATGCAAACAGCGCGAAGATCGGCGACACGATGACGCTGCAGAGCTTCACTGAGGTGATTGACGCCAAGCTGCGCTATCCGAACACCGCGCTGCTGTACATCGAATTCGATTCAAGCCAGTTTAACGGCTCTATCCCGCAAATCTCCTGCGAGCCGCGCGGCCGCGTGATCCGCGTACCTGACACCTATAACCCGGAAACCCGTACCTACACCGGTACATGGACCGGGGCGTTTAAGTGGGCATGGACCGATAACCCGGCGTGGATTTTTTACGACCTGGTGGTTTCCGACCGGTTCGGCCTGGGTCACCGGCTCACCGCGGCGAATATCGACAAATGGACGCTGTATCAGGTGGCCCAGTATTGCGATCAGCCGGTACCTGACGGGAAGGGCGGCAGCGGTACCGAGCCGCGTTATATCTGCAACGTATACATACAAGAGCGGAACGACGCCTATACCGTTCTTCGTGACTTTGCGGCCATCTTCCGGGGTATGACTTACTGGGGAGGCGATCAGATTGTTGCCCTGGCGGATATGCCGCGGGATGTGGATTACAGCTATACCCGCGCCAACGTAATTGATGGCCGTTTTACCTACGCCAGCAGTACCACGAAAACGCGTTATACCACGGCGCTGGTGTCCTGGTCCGATCCCGCTAACGCCTACGCTGACGCGATGGAACCGGTATTCGAGCAGGCCCTGGTGGCGCGCTACGGGTTTAACCAGCTGGAAATGACAGCCATCGGCTGTACCCGACAATCTGAAGCGAACCGTAAGGGCCGCTGGGGCATTCTCACTAACAACAAGGATCGCGTCGTTTCGTTTGACGTTGGTCTGGATGGCAACATACCTCAGCCCGGATACATCATCGCCGTGGCTGATGAAATGCTGTCCGGCAAGGTCACCGGCGGGCGCATCAGCGCGGTGAATGGCAGGGTGATCACGCTGGACCGCGTTCCGTATGCGAAGGCAGGCCACCGCCTTATTCTCAACCTGCCGTCCGGTGCATCGCAGGCACGCACAATCCAGGCAGTGAACGGAAAAGCGGTGACGGTCAGCACCGCCTACAGCGAAACGCCGCAGGCGGAAAGCGTCTGGGTGGCGGAATCCGACGAGCTGTATGCCCAGCAGTACCGGGTGATTAGCATCACCGACAATAACGACGGAACGTTTACTGTTACCGGCGCTGCTCACGATCCAGACAAGTATGCCCGCATCGATACGGGAGCCGTCATCGACCAGCGCCCGGTGAGTGTCATACCTCCGGGTAACCAGTCACCGCCTGCCAACGTAGTGATCAGCTCGTTTTCAGTGGTTCAGCAGAATATCAGCGTCGAAACCATGCGCGTGAGCTGGGACCAGGTGCAGAACGCCATCGCCTATGAAGCCCAGTGGCGACGCAACGACGGTAACTGGGTC